CGCACCTCAAGTTCGACGAGCGCAACGTCTTCGCCCAGCGGAAGAACTGCAACCGCCCCGGCGGCGCCACCCGGGCCGACTTCCGTGCCGGCGTGATCGCGCGGATCGGCCTCGAGGCGGTGGAGGCTCTGGAGTCGGACCAGTCGGTGAAGCAGTACCGCGCCGACGACCTGAAGGCCATCACCGCCGAGTACCGGGCGAAGGCCCGCGTCATCGCCAAGGACCTGACGTGACCGAGCGCCGCTGCGTCGACTGCAAGCACTTCGAACTGCGCGCCGCGCCGGAAGGGCTCGCGCGCTGTGGGTTCGGCTACTGCCCCGTCCGTAGCATGAACCGTGGGCACACCTTCAGCGCGGTGAGGCCCATGCTGTGCGAGAAGTTCGTGGCGGCCAAGCCTGAGACGGCCGCCCAACGTCTCGCATGGCTCAAGAAGCAGGGGGCAGTGTGAGGCTCAGCCGCGGCCGGTGGGACCATCCAAGCCAGCTCGCCTTCGACTTCGAGGCGGCGGTGCTGCCGCCGTCCATGTCGGCCTTCTTCGACGACGAGGAAGACGACCAGGACGAGTGGAGCGCCGCGCCGCCGGTGCGCATCGTGGTGTCCGCCGCCGGCCTGCAGCCGCCGAAGACGATCGCCCCGCGGTCCATCTTCGACGCCGCCGGTAGCAGCCTCCCGCGAACCCGCCTGCGCAGCGCCGAGTGCCCCGTGCAGCACGCCCGCAAGGTCGTGGAACTCGCCGACGGCCACCGCCGTCACGTGACCCTCCAACCTCAGGACACCGAGGAGTGGAAGGAAAAGGAAGCCGCCCGCCGGGCCCGGCAGAAGCCGCCGAAGCCCACGAAGGGAGCCAAGACCATGGGCCGCAAGCTGGCCGAACTGATCGGGGAGGGGAGGGACTGATGGCGCGGCCTTCGAAGCTGTCACCGCAGCAGTGGACCGAGATCGAGCAACGCATGGCCGCCGGAGAGAAGGCGAGCACCCTCGCGAGGGAGTTCGACGTTCATCCCTCGCAGATCACCCGACGTGTTTCGCAAGTTTCGCAAAAGGTGCGCGACGTTGCGCAACTGGTCGCCGAAGCGCAGACGGCCCTGTCCGAGTTGCCGGTGCCTCAGCAGTACAGCGCGCTGAGCTTGGCCGACAAGCTGCGGAACATCACCCTGAGCGTGACGAGCGCGGCCGAGTTGGGCGCGAAGACCGGACACCGTCTGCACGCCCTGGCCAACTCCGAGGTCGCCAAGGTGGACGATGCCGACCCGCTGAAGTCGATGGACGCGCTGAAGGGCGTCGGGGCGCTCACCAAGCTGGCCAACGAAGCGCTCGCCCCAGCCATGAGCCTGATCGCCGCGACGAAGGGCAGCATGGAGCCACCGCCGCCCGAGAAGCCGGCGATCGACGTGGCCAAGCTTTCGGACGGCACCCTGCAGGAACTCCTGGACGCCCGTGCTTAGCCTGACCGATGCCGACTGGCTGGCTGTCGAGCGCGAGGCCTGCCGCCGCAGCCTGTCGACGTTCATCAAGCGCGCATGGCACGTGCTCGAGCCGGGCCAGAAGTACAGCCACGGCTGGCACATGGACGCGATGTCCGAGCACCTGCAGGCTGTCACGGAGGGGAAGATCTCCCGGCTCCTGATCAACGTCCCGCCCGGCACGATGAAGAGCATGAGCGTGTCCGTGTTCTGGCCGGCCTGGGAGTGGGGCCCGCGGGGGATGCCGCACATCCGCTTCATCGGCGCCAGCCACGAGGAGGGCCTGGCCACCCGCGACAACATGAAGATGCGCCACCTGGTGCAGTCGGAGTGGTACCAGCGCCTGTGGCCCACGCCGCTGATGGGCGACCAGAACCAGAAGACCTACTTCCAGAACACGCACACCGGCTGGCGCCAGTCCTGCCCGGTCGGTTCGATGACGGGCAAGCGCGGCGACCGCGTGGCCTGGGACGACCCGCACAGCGTCGAGGATGCACACAGCGACGCCCAGCTGGAGACGGCGAACCGGATCTTCCGCGAGACGCTGCCGACCCGCCTCAACAACCCGGACAGCTCGGCCATCATCATCGTGATGCAGCGGCTGAGCGAGAAGGACGTCAGCGGCTACATCGTCGCGGAGGAATTGGGATACGACCACCTCTGCCTGCCGATGGAGTACGAGGGCCCGAGGAAGGCCACGAGCATCGGGTTCACCGACCCGCGCACTGAGCCCGGCGAATTGCTGTTCCCGGCCCGCTTCCCGCGCGGCGTCGTGGACCGGGACAAGAAGGTGATGGGCGACTACGCCGTGGCCGGCCAGTTCCAGCAGCGGCCCGCGCCGGCGGCCGGGGGCATCTTCAAGCCCGACATGATCGAGGTGGTCGACGTGATGCCGGCCAACGTGGTGGAGTGGTGCCGCGGCTGGGACCTCGGCGCGTCAACGAAGGGCGACTACACCGTGGGCGTGAAGATCGGACGCATGGCCGACGGCCGGTTCATCGTCGCGGACATCGTTCGGGACCGCCTCGAGACCCACAAGCGCGACGCCCTGCTGAAGAACACCACGGCCACCGACGGGTACACGCTGAAGCAGAGCATCCCGCAAGACCCAGGGCAGGCCGGCAAGTCGCAGGTCACCGCCTTCGCGACGATGCTGGCCGGCTACCCGCTGCACTTCTCGACCGAGACGGGCGACAAGACCGTGCGTGCGACGCCGTTCGCGAGCCAGGTGAACGTGGGCAACGTGGTGATGCTCCGCGCGCCGTGGAACACCACGTTCAAGGACGAACTGCGCAGCTTCCCGAACGGCAGCTTCGACGACCAGGTGGACGCCGCGGCGCGCGGGTTCAACGGGCTGCTTCACACGGCGGCAGGGATCTTTGCGTAGGACTCCGCATATGCTCTGGCCCGAGCGCCTCGATTGCGGGGTGGGAGGGTCAAAGTTTGGAAAACGTAGAAAAAATTCTGTTGGCAGTGGCCACGTTCGCAGTGACCTCGCTGATCGCGTACTTGTTTCGAATGCGTCAGCTATACGCTACCGTACCCAAACTGTTCAAATACTCCCCCGTCTCGACTGGAGGTTCATTGTGCGAGGTGATCGTTCTAAATCGCGGGAATCATCCCGAAGAGTCAGTGGTGGTTGTTTTGGACCCCAGCCTGAGATGCGAGCTCGTTGCGTCTAGTGAAGCGGACGTGGTTCTCGCGGATTCGACTATAAAGTTTGAACGGCTTCACAAGGGGAAAGAGCTTTCCGCGATTCTACTGGTCGAGAACGGCATTCTCGACCACACGAAAATCGTCGCAGTCTCTTCTAAACAAACCAGCGGAAAAGTTTTTAAACGGCCTGCCGATGTTCCCCCGAATGCCGCTATGACCGCTCTGTTCTTCGCCTTCTTTCTAGGAGTTTTCCCGGCGATGTACTACGGCGCAAAGGGGGCGGCGATAGTGAATCGCTACTGGGTGGAGCACCGCCTGGCTACCGTTTACAAGGACGGCTGGTCTGGCTTGGAAAAGAGATACGCTGACTCCGATATTCGTCGAAGCTACAGCAACCAAGAATTTCCGGTGCGGCTAGTTAGCTATGTAGAAGATAGGAAGAAGAGTGAAGGGGTAGCGAGATATGAGGGTGTAAACAAGACGGCCGCAGTCGTCGATATGACGGTTCGACCGGAAGGTATGGAAATCGCGCCGTCCCTTCATTACTTCACATCAATCAAACTGCTTCCTATGTCGAAGAATGAGTTTGAAATTCGTGGGCCGCTGAGTGCCGTCGCGACAGACCCGCTTAAATTCGAATTCTCGTTCAGCACGGGGAGGGATTACGTGAACGGCGTGTTTCACAACCCAATGGGGCAGGTGCGGACCAATCCATCCACGCTGCGAAGCCAAGCCAGCAGTCCCTAGCATGGCTTGATGGCCGACTCCATCACCGTCAACGCATCTGACCTCGACCTCATCCGGGCCCGGGAGAACCTTCTCGGGCTGTTCGGCGCCTTGGATGCGAAGCGGCCCACGGCCTGGTCCCAGTACGGCTACCCCGACGAGATCCCCTTCGACAAGCTCCTGAGCGCATACGAGCGCGGCGGGGCCGGCCACGGTGCCGTTCATCGCCTGCTCGGCAAGTGCTGGGAGCAGAGCCCCCGGATCAAGACGCCTGACGCCGATGACGAGAGCGCCTGGGAGAAGAAGGCCGCCAAGGTGCTCAAGGCGGTGCAGGCGTTCAAGAAGCTGCGCGACTTTGACCGGCGGAACATGGTCGGGCGGTTTGCCGGGCTGATCTATCGCGTGAAGGACAGCAAGGACCTCGACCAGCCTCTCGTGCGCGCCACCGCTCTGGTCGACATCGTCCCCGTCTTCGAGAACCAGCTGCGCGTGCTGAAGTGGGTGGACGACCAGGCGGCCGAGGACTTCGGCCAGCCGGCCATGTTTGAGTACCGCAGTCGGCCGCCGCAAGCCATCGACACGCAGGCCCAGCCCGAGAAGTGGGTGGCGGTCCATCCGAGCCGTGTGCAGATCCTGGCCGAGGGCAGCGTCGGGAACCTGTTCGACGGCGTGCCGCTGCTGCGCGCCGGCTTCAACGCCCTGGTGGACCTCGAGAAGATCACCGGCGGCTCGGCCGAGTCGTTCCTCAAGAACTCCGCGCGTGCCGTGACCGTCGAGTTCGACCCGACAGCCAGTCCGCAGGTGCTGACCACCAACCCGGACGGGACGCAGTCGACGAAGTCCGTGCGCGAGGTGGTGCAGGGCCAGGTCGACCGCCTGAACCGCAACCTCGACAGCGCGATCGTGATGCAGGGCGGCAAGGCGGGCACGCTGCAGACCACGATCAGCGATCCCACGGGCCCGTTCGAGACCGCGGCCAACGTCTTCGCCTGCTCGGTGGAGATCCCGTTCACCATCCTCTTCGGCCAGCAGACCGGCCGGCTGGCCAGCGACCAGGACCAGCGCGACTTCATCACGCGGTGCAAGAGCCGGCAGCAGGTCGAACTCACGCCGATGCTCGAGGAGTTCATCACCCGCATGCAGGCGTGCGGGGTGATCGAGGGAGGTGAGTTCGAGATCGAGTGGCCCGATCTGGGCGCGCCGACGGACCAACAGCGCCTGGACAACGCCAAGAAGATGGCCGACATCGTGAAGGTCAGCTTCGACGGCGGCGCGGTCATCGAGGTGTTCAAGCCGAACGAGATCCGCAAGGCAGCCGGGTACGAGGAGTACACGCCGGCCGAGGTCAAGAAGATGGAGGACGAGGCCAAGGCGGACGAGGAAACCGAGCGCAAGGCTCTGGAAGACCAGATGGCCGCTGACGCCAAGATCGCGGCCAAGGCGGGGGCGAAGAAGCCACCGGCGGCCTGATGGCCCGCGCCCGCGTCGCCAAGGCCCGGCAGCGGAACCCGGCCGTCCCCTCGAACCCGGAGGACCGCACCGGTACCGGCGGCATCCGGCAGCGAGCGCGTGCGGAGATCCGCCGCCGCTTCGCCGGCCTCGAGGCGGACGTGCTCGCCCTGTTCAACCGGATCCCCACCTACGCCCTGAACGACCTCCGCACGCCCGACGTGCGGTACGGCCTCCGGCCCGAGGACCTGGCCGGCATCGCCGAGGAGCTGCAGGCCACCCTCGACCGCTGGATCGCCGACGGCCGCGACCCGAACTACATCCTCTGGTACGACGCCTACCAGGCCGAGGCGGCCCAGCTCGGCACGGCGCAGAGCGTCTCCAACCTCACCAACCTGTCGCCCACCTACGCCGCGGCGCGCACGCTCGCCCAGGTGGTCTACAGCGAGCCCTACCGCACCCGGGCACGGATCGCGAAGTTCCGCAGCTACGAGCAGTGGATCAGCCTGTCGAGCGACCAGCGGCAGAAGCTCGCCACGGTGATCGGCCAGGCGGTGGCGGACGGCACGAACCCGCGCGTGGCCCGCAAGGCGATCCAGGAGGCCCTCGGGGTAGGGAAGGCGAGGGCGCTCTTGTACGCGCAGAGCGACATAACCAATGTCCTTCGGGAGGCCAGGATCGCCGAGTCAGAGCAGGCCGAGGCGGAACTCGGGATCAAGACGGGCCTGCTGTGGACTTCAGCCCTCAAGCCCACGACCCGCCCGTGGCACGCCAGCCGAAGCGGCCGGGTCTACACGCGCGCCGAGGTCAAGGAGTTCTACGCGCAGGGCGGCAACCGCTACAACTGCTACTGCGGGCAGACGGAGTGCCTGCTGGACGAGAACGGCAAGCCCATCCTCACGAAGAAGCTGCAGTCGGCCATGGCGAACGAGCGGAAGGCGTGGCAGTCGGTCCACGGGAAGAAGTAGCGGCTCCATAGCATCGGTCGCTCCCTGTCCTCAACCCTTTCGAAAGGATCTACCGTGCAAGGTCGTTCCCGTTTTTCTCTGTTCCTCGTGGCCGCCATCGGGCTGGCCGCCTGCGCCTCCGCGGCCGTCGCTGCTGCCCCGCTCGACGTGCTGCCCGCGATGGCCCTCGCGCAGTTGATGCCGTCCACGGCTGACCTGGGCGTCGTGCTCGCCACCGCCGCCGTCGGCATCCCGCTGCCGGACGGTGTGGTCGAGAAGGTGGCCTCGGTGGTGCGCGCGAAGTTCAAGGTGCACAACTCGACCCCGTACAACGGTTCGGACGGCCAGCCCAGCGGCTACCGCGTGGCCCTGTCTCCGGTCTACGACTCGAACCCCGAGAGCGAGAACGCCAAGTTCTACCAGGCCACCCCGTGGGGCGAGATCATCCTCGGCACGGTGAACCCGGCGGTGGGTGAAGTGCTCAAGCCAGGCGCCGAGTTCTACGTGGACTTCACGCCGGCCGGCTGACGCCCAGCGCTCCCGCGCCAAGGCCCCGCTGCAGCGATGCGCGGGGCCTTCTCACGTCAGATGAGCGCATCGCTGTGGCGTGGGGTTATGAACGCGCCTTCGGAGGCCTGATCGACCGGCGTTCTGCGGGAAGAAGCGAGTACCAGGGCTCCTCAATGAGCTTCAAGTCGTAGCCCGGATTAAGGTTTGACTCGCCGGTTCGATGCCACGAGCAGTGCAGGTAGTTCGGGAGTCCGATCTTGGGGTCGGACTGATCGATGTAGCCGTGGAAGTATCCATCAGGGTTCTCGAAGCACGTTCCGGTTATGACCACTCGAACACCATTGTCGAGCGTGCCGCAAACCGGTTCCTTCAGTTCTTTAATCCTTGGCTTCATCTCTCGTTGACCTCCCTGTGAGGCCTTGATTGTCTCTGTTCCTAGCATCCGCACGCATGGCAAAGAAGCGTGCACACATCCTCTCGACCGTCAACGCGGCAAATGTCTCGAAGTCCGGCAGCACGTACGCGATCAAGGACGTGTGCGGTGCCGTCGACGACATCGTGATGAACTCGGTTCTGTACCCGGCCGACCAGCTCGCGGCCGGGGTCGGCACGATGGAAGGCCGGCCCGCGCCGGCCGGCCACCCGAAGAACGCCGCCGGCCAGGCCATCAGCGCCCTGAACGGTGACGCCCTCCTGACCAGCTACATCGGCGCCGTGTGCCGCAATGCCCGTCACGAGGGCGGCCGGACCCTGGTGGACATCGTGGTGAACGAGAAGCAGGCCCGCGCGCACGACGACGGCGCCAAGCTTTGCGACCGCCTCGACGCCGCGATCAGCGGCACGAACGCTGAACCCATCCACGTCAGCACCGGCCTGTTCTTCGAGCCCATCGCCACGAACGGCGAGGTGGGCGGGAAGAAGTACCAGCGGATCGCCACCAACCTGCGCTACGACCACCTGGCCATCCTGCTCAACGAGCGCGGCGCCGGCACGCCGGAGGACGGTGTGGGCATGTTCCTGAACGAGGCGGGCGAAGAGGAGGAGGTCGAGCGCTTCGTCCTCAACACCGAGCCCGAGGACCGCCGCTCCGAAGGGCTGCTCGCGACCGCGCGGGAGTGGCTAGGGAAGCTGCTGGGCAATGCAGACATCTCGTTCGAGCAGATCTACGACGGCCTGCGCGCCGGCCTCCCCAACGACCGCTGCTGGCTCCGCGAGGTGTTCAAGGGCTATGCCGTCTGGACGAACCCCGAGGGGCAGCTGTTCCGCCAGGACTACGAGGTCGCGAAAGACGGCTCCGTATCTTTCACCGGGACCGCTCAAGAGGTGACCCGCAAGGTTTCCTACCAGCCGATCAACAACCGAGAGGACGATCAAGTGAAAGAAACCATCTCCGCCGCGCTCATCAAGGCCGGCATCAGCGGCGTGGCGGCGATGACCGACGCGCAGCTGCTGGACGCACACAACGCGCTCATCACCAAGCCCCACGTCGACGCGCTCGCCGCCGTGACGGACAAGCTCATCGCCGCGAACTCGAAGATCGCCGAGCACGAAGCGACCGCCCTGGCCGCCACAAACGCCGAGCGCGACACGCTCGCCGCGAAGCTGGCCGTCAACAGCTCGCTCACGGTCGAGGACTTCAAGGCCATGCCGCTGGCCCGCCTGAAGGAACTCGACGCCAAGGCCGCCCCGGTCGTGGTGGGCAACAGCAACCCGGGCAGCGCCGACGAGTTCGCCGGCTACGACCTCAACAAGCTGGAGGACTAACATGAACCGCATCTACCGTTCGGGCAGCGGCGTGCCGCGCCCCCGCACCATCACCGACAAGACCGTCACGGGCGCGCTGCTCCCGGGCACGATGGTCTTCATCGGCGCGACCGCGCTGACCCAGGCGGCCGCCCCGACCGGCGGCCGCCTCGCCATCCTCGGGGACCGCGACTACTACGCATCGGGCGGCATTGCCCTCGCAACCGACCCGCTGATGACGCCGTACGCGTCCGGCGAATCGGGTGTGGCCTATCTGCCCAAGCCCGATGACGAGTTTGCTTGCGCCATGGCCGCGGCGACCTACAACCCGGGCCAAGAACTCACCGTCGGCGCCGCCGGCCGCCTGGTGGCTGCCGCCACGACGAACGTGGTGGTCGCGTACTACGACCAGCCGACGAAGGCGGTCGCGGCCGGCGAACTCGCCGACGTGGTCTGGGCCAACGCGTACACCAAGGCCTAAGGAGCCGACATGAGCAAGAACCTCCCGTTCACCAAAGCCCAGATGGACTCGATCCTGAACAGCCGTCGGGCGTTCAACGGTCGCATGTCCAAGCTGGCCATCGCCATCAACGGCCAGGAAGCCTTCGAGGGCAACGCCCTGGCCATCCCGCTGGACGCCTGGCGTCGCATTGACCAGCGCGCGCAGCAGCTGGCCCGCAGCCGCCTCGTGCTGTTCAACCGCCTGGCCGCCGCCAGCAACATCCCGGTCAGCATCGCCGACCTGGTGAACTACTACCCGCAGGTCTCCGACTCGGGTGACGTGCTGGTGTCGATGGACGGCCGCAACACCGCGAAGGCCGACCAGGCGATCACGAAGTACGTCGGCACGCCGGTGCCCATCCTGACGTCCAACACCCGCATGGGCTGGCGCCAGATGGAAGTGCTGCGCAAAGGGACCGGCGTCAGCCTGGACATCGTCAGCATCGCGAACAACCAGCGCAAGGTCGCCGAGAAGCTGGAGGACATGGTGCTGAATGGCCTGTCGTCCATCGTCGTGGGTACCGACACGATCTACGGCCTGCGCAACCTGCCGCAACGCAACACGTTCACGCACGGCTTCACGCTGGCCACCGCCACGGGTGCCCAATGGCTCACGATGGTCAAGCAGGTGATCGCCGCCGCGCTGGGTGACAACCAGTACGGCCAGATCTCGATCTTCGTGAACCAGGGCGACTACACGGCTGCGGACACGACGGACTACGCCGCGAACTACCAGGGCACGATTCTGCAGCGCCTGCTCGCGGTCTCGCAGGTCAAGGAGATCGTCCCCGTCCCGGGCATCCCGGTGAACGAGGTGCTGGCCATCGTCGACATCGACGGCGGCGAGTGGGGCGGCATCCTGACGGCCATGCCGCTCACGACCCGGCCGAAGACCCGCATCGAACCCGAGGACGACTACGTGTTCGGCGTGATCACCGCCGCCGCACCGCAGTTCCGCAGCGACTACAACGGGCAGTCGGCCTTCGTGCACGGCACCCAGGCCTGAGGGAAGGCGAACCATGAAAGTCAAGATCACGGCTCTCAAGGCGCCCTGGCCGGAGGGTGCTGGTCTCGGCTCCATCGTGGAGTTCGAGGGCAAGGCTCCGGCATGGGCAGTGGGCAAGTTCGTCCAGGTCGAGGACAACGCGGATGCCGAGTTCCACTACGAGCCGCAACTGTCGATCAGCGGCGACGGCTCTGGCACGGTCCTCCCGTCCATCGACGCGGTGAACCTCGCGGTCGCCGAGCTGCAGCAGCAGCTTGCGCACGCCGAAGGTGTCAACGCTGTGCTGCAGGCAGAGCTCGAAGATCGGCGCGCCGAGCTTTCGAAGGTCACCGAGGCCGCGCGGACGTCGGAGGCGCGCATCGCCGCGCTCGAAGCCGAGAAGGCCAAGGTCACGGACGTGGACGCGCAGGCCGACGCGGAGAAGTCCCGCCTGGCGCTCGAGGCCGAAGCCAAGGAGCTCGGCGTGTCGTTCCACCCGAACCTCGGTGACGACAAGCTGCGCGAGCGCATCGCGGAAGCCCGGGCCAAGAAGTGATCTCCGTCGCGCAGGCGAAGCAGTACCTCGACCAGGCGCTCGGCGTCACGGTTCCCGACTTCGTCGTGGCCGCGGCGGTCGAGCAGGTCGAGGCTGCTGAACCTGCAATGGAGGCAGCGGGGTACACCGAGGCCACCGCGACGCTGATCCAGACCTACGCCGTCGCGCTGGTGTGCGTCGGCGGTGCCGGCCGGCGCCTCGCCAGCCAGCACGCTCCTTCCGGCGCCGCGCGGAGTTTCAAGTACGCGGACAAAGACCTGACCGCGTTGCGCCGCACCCTCGCCGCCCTGGACACGGCCGGCACCGTCACCGACATCGTGGGCCCGGACCCGGCGGGCTCCACGCTCTTCATGGTCACCTGTTGACCACTCCCGAGGCCGCCCTGGCGGCCTTTTCTACGCCTGAACGAGAAGGACTGAATCATGGCGCACATGAGCGACTTTCTGGAGAACAAGATCATCGACTGGCTGCTGCGCGCCCAGGCGATCGGCATCACCGGCGCGACGGCCGCGGCAGGCACCGGCCCGGCGAACGTCTACGTCGGCCTGCTGACCACCAGCCCGGCGGACGCCGGCGGCGGCACCGAGGTGTCCGGCGGCTCCTACGCTCGCGTGGCCGTGGCTTCTTCGCTGGCGAACTGGGCCGGCACGCAGGCCGCCGCGTCGAGCACCGCCTCGAGCGGCACTTCCGGCACCACGTCGAACAACAACGCCATTACGTTCCCTGCGCCGTCCGGCAACTGGGGCTCGGTGGCCTACATCGGGATCTACGATGCTTCCTCGGCCGGCAACCTGCTGTTCTGGGCCCCGCTGACGACGCCGAAGACCGTGAACAACGGCGACCCGGCGCCGAGCTTCGCCGCCGCGTCCCTGTCCATCCAGCTGGACAACTGACCGGAGGCCGACCCATGGCGCTGTCGGTCAGCGTTGCACAGCGCACCGCGACCGCTGCGCTCTCGGGTGACGACTGGATCGTTGTCACCGCCTCGGCGACCTACACCCGCAAGTCGGGCGGCGGGTCGCTGTTCTACGGCTCGGGCAACGCGAACGGTGGGGGCGCGGCGGGCGCCTCGCCCGGCGCCCCGGGGACGGCCCCGTACTTCGCCGGCTCGAACGCGTTCAACACGGGGCTGGGCGTCAACCCGATGACCTGGACCGGCGGCACGCCCACGGCGTCCGGCTCGATCAAGGGCGGCCAGTATTTCTACGGCAACGCCACCGCCGGCGGCTGCACGCTGTACGTCTCGATCGCGGGCGGCACGTCCAAGACGGTCAAGGTCTTCACCTCCCGTGGCGACTCCACATCGGGCTCGTTCCGCTGCACGGTGACCTGGGTGAGTGGCGACACGGGCACGTCCAACGCATCGGTCACGTTCACCGGCGACGCCACCTTCACGATCGATGCCTCGCCAGCGGCAACGTCCGTGCTGGCGGTCAACCTGAACGGGTTCGACTCCGGCTACAACGTCTTCAACTCGGCCAGCATCGAGACGGCCAGTGGGGGAGGGGACACGGCCCTTGCGTCCGCGCTGACGGCCGTGGCCACCGCGACGGCGGCGCTCTCGACCGCCATTCGCATGCAGGCCGCCCCCGCCGGCGCCACCTCGCTGACGGCATCGCTGACGACCCAGATTCGCCCGAGCGCGCCCGTCTCCGCCGTGGCCACCGTCTCGGCTGGGTTGTCGACCTCGATCCGCCTGGCCGCCAGCGCGCAATCGGCCACCACCGTGACCGCCGCCCTCGCCGGGAACGCCGCGGCGCTCGCGGCCGCCGCATCGGCGCAGGCCACGTGCGCGGCTCAGCTGAGCACGGCGATTCGGCTGACCGCTTCGTGCTCGGGCGGGACGACAGTCACCGCCACCTTGAGCGCCGACGCGGCGAGCATGGGCGCGGCCGCGACGGCGCAGGCGAGCGTGGCCGCCTCGCTCAGCACCTCCATTCGCCTCGGTGGCGCGGCAAGCGCGAGCTGCGGCGTATCGGCCAGCCTGACGACCGCCATCCGGCCGGCGGCCGCTGCGGTGAGTGTGGCCACGGTCGGCGCGTCGCTCTCCACGGCGATCCGGCTGCAGGCGGCGGCATCCTCGAGCACGACGCTCACCGCGGGCTTGGCTGGCACCTCCGCTGCACTCGGGGCCCAGGCTCAGGGCTCCTGCACCGTCTCCGCGAACCTGTCCACAGCCATCCGTCTCACCGCCGACGTGATCGCCCGGGCCCAGGCGACCTCGGCGCTGTCGACGCAGATCCGCATGCAGGCGCTGGCGCAGGTATCGACGACGCTGGCCGCTGTGCTCGCCGGGTCGGAGACCGAGATGTCCGCCGAATGGGTGTTCAGGCCCTCGGCCGACGCCCTCGACTACGCAGCATCCGCAGACGATCTTTCCATCGGGAGCACACCATGACCACCGGCCCGGCCTGGGACGTGAGCGACAAGGACAAGCCCTGGGCCCTGTTCGACCCCAACGCAATCCGCGTGATCCCCTACGACCCGACGGCGCTGCTCGCGTCGATGGGGACGGACTACGCCTCGCACACCGTGACGGCCGCCGCCCCGCTCGAGTGCCTGAACCCAGGTGCGCCGACGCCCGAAGGCATCCTTCCGATCCGGATGGCGGTGAAGTCGGGCGCCACCTTCACCCAGGGGAAGAAGTACCCCTTCACCATCCGCATCGTCGGGGCCGATGGCCAACAGGACGAGCGGACGCTGTGGCTCAAGCTGAAGGACCGGTGACGCCTTCCTAGCATCCGGCGGCATGAGTTCTGCAGCTGCCTGGGCCAACACCGCACGCGCCACACTGTGGCCGTGGCTTGGCCGTGGGGACTGGAGCGGGGTGGACACCTTCGGGCCGCCGGTCGGCTTCGACTGCGACTACACCGCCAACTCCGAGCGCCGCACCGATGCCAAGGGCGTCGAGTTCGTCACCCGCCAGGTGATCTACACCGAGCGGGCCGACATCAAGCAGGGCGACCGCGTGCTGATCGGCGAGGTCGCAACCGCGGACCCGATCGCCGCCGGGGCCCTCGAGGTCCGGGCCACCGAGCGCTTCGGCGACACCTTCGAGCGCATCACCGACGACTGGGTCATCTACACGTGAGCACCATCCGCCGCACCGACAAGATGCCGCAGTTCATCGAGAACGCGCAGTCGAAGGCCCTCCGGGGCGTGACGCAGGCCCTCGTGCTGGGTGCCGCCGAGGCGAGCGTCCTGACCCCGATCGAAACCTCGACGCTGCTGAACTCCCAGTTCCGCGTGACGGAGAAGGTGGGTGACAAGGTGGTGGGCCGCGTGGGCTACACGGCCAACTACGCGCTGCCCGTGCACGACCCGAGCAACCCGCAGAACTTCCGCCGCCCGACCGCAGAGAAGGAGTTCCTTCGCAAGGGCTTCGAGCGGGCCGAGGAGAACATCGCCGCCGTCATCGCCGGGAGCCTTCGCACATGACCGCCGCCGACGCCATCCGCACGTTCATCGAGGGCCAGCTGTCCGGCTGGCGCATCCAGTTCGGTGTGTGGCAGGACGGATCGAAGACCGACCGCTACGCAGTGATCAAGCCCACCGGCGGGCTGCCGGCTTCGCTCGTGCGCCGCCCCGCCTTCAGCCTGTTCTTCATCGGTGCGGCGGGCGAGGACGCCTCCGTAGCTTACGAAGCTGCAAACACGGTGATCGAGGCCATGCGGCAGTCGAGCGGAGACCTGGTGTTCATGGAGCCCAGCGAACCCGCGTTCAACCAAACGAACGACGGCCGCTCTGTCTACGAGGTCGCGGTCACCACCATCACGAACTGAAGGAGCTACCCCATGACGGCATTCACCGGGCGCGACGTTGTTGTCGAGTTCGCCATCGCCAAGGAAGACGTGCTGCCCGCTTCGCTGGTCTACCAGCGTCTGGGGATGATGCGCGGCAAGGAGATGAAGTCCAGCTGGGACACGGCGGACACCACCGCCGACATGTCCCCGTCCTTCACGAAGACCAGTCTGGTCACGTTCAAGTCGGTCGAGTTCAGCGGGGATGGGGTGACCTACACCGAAGCCGCCTTCAACCAGCAGGCCTTCAAGGTCCAGGCGGTCAGCCCGAGTGCGGCCACCGACAACCAGCCGAAGGTCTGGCTGCGGATGACGGACCTGAGCGGATCCGTCTGGGAGGGGCCGTTCATCGTGACCGAATGGTCCGACTCCGCCTCGTACTCCGAATCCGTGACCTGGAGCATGAACTGCTCCAGCAACGGCAACGTCACCTACACCCCCGCCTGAGGACTGATCCATGGCCGCCATCACCGCCACCAACGGCAACCAAGCCGCCCACTATGCCGTCGCCGAGCAGACGCTGACGGCCGACGACACGCTGGCCTTCAACTCTGCGAAGAAGCAACTGCTGATCCTGCGCAACGACACCGGCGGCCTGCTGACCGCCACGGTGGACGGCGACGGTGGCACGACCGTGAACGCGCCGGGCCTGGGCGCCGTGAGCGTGGCGGCCGGCTACGCCCTCGCGGTCGCTGCCGGCGCGCGGGTCGCGGTGGAGCTGTCGAAGATCGGGGCCTACTGCAAGGGCGTGGTGCACGTCACCGGCGGCACCGGCCTGAAGGCGCAGCTGATCGAACTCTGATGCTCGTCGAATGCGGCTTCTCGCGCGTCACGACGTTGGAGGGGGTGGAGTACAGCTTCACTCCCTCGTTCCGTCGCATCGCCGCACTCGGAACGCCGCATGAGATCGTCGCGCTGTTCGCCGGCCTGCATGGGCCGAAAGCCGCCCAGGATGCGACCTATGTCCTGGCTTGTCTCTGCGATCAGGAAGATCCGACGCCGCTGATTGGTTGGCGGGAGCCGGGCGCCTGGCGCGAAGGCGCGATGCCGCCGTCCATGAAGGTCCTGCTCGCCCGCCACCTCATGACGCACGGGATCGCTGGCAAGGCCCGTCCCGACTCGAAGGGCGAAGGCAAGTACAGCGACCGCTTCGACGTCGCCGAGTACGTGGCAGCGGCCCGGGTTCACCTGGGCCTCTCCAGCGCAGACGCCGAGGCGCTGAGCATGACCGAGTTCCAGTCCATGTTCGCCATGAAGTACCCGAAGGCCAGCGACGGTGAGGGCTCGCGCGACGTGCCGACCCGGGACCAGTACGAGGCGGCGATGGCCGCCTTCGAGGAGCGCCGCCGTGGCAACTAAGGTCGGAGACCTGTACTTCGAGGTAACGGTCGACACCTCGAAGATGATCGAGGGGCAGAAGGCGGCTGAGAAATCGTCCGACGCGCTGGAAGCGTCGCTCACGCAGACGGCCACGGCCGCCAAGATCCACGCCGCCGCCTCCGGTGCAGCGGCCGTCGCGGTCCGAGAAGCTGCGAAAGCCGCAGACCAGGGCGCAGCCAGTGCTGGAAAGCTGGGTGCCGCGAACGACAAGGCGGCCCTCTCGGCGAAGCAGTTGACGGCGGCCACCCGGAACCTGCCTGCCCAGTTCACCGACATCGCGGTGAGCCTGCAGGCCGGGCAGAGCCCGCTCACTGTCTTCCTGCAGCAGGGCGGCCAGCTCAAGGACATGTTCGGGGGCGCCGGCGCGGCGGCGAAGGCCATGGGCACCTACGTGCTCGGCCTCATCAACCCGTTCACCGTTGCCGCGGCTGCGGTCGTGACGTTCCTCGTCGGGCTCGCGAAGGGCCAGGCCGAAATGTCCGAGTTCAACCGCGTCACGGTGCTGAACGGTGGCGCCGCGCGGGCCACGGCAGATGACTTGAACACCATGGCTGCCAGCCTGGACAACGTGGCCGGCGTGACGCGTGGCCAGGCGGCCGAGGCGTTGGGCACGATGGTGAGCGCCGGGATCCGCGGGCGGGAGACGATCCAGCGCCTCACGGAAGCGGCGATCCGCCTGGAGCAGGCCGGCGGCCCCGCCATCGAGAAGACGGCCGAACAGTTCAAGGCGCTGGAGAAGGACCCGCTCGCCGCGTCGGTCAAGCTCAACGAGTCCGTCAACTTCCTCACCGACTCGCTGTACCAGCAGATCAAGTCGCTGGAGGAGCAGGGCCGGCACACCGAAGCTGCCCGCGTCGCTCAGAACGCCTACGCCGACGCGATCAACTCGCGGGCACCCCAGATCCTCGACAACCTCGGGTTGATCGAGCGCGGGTGGAAGGCGATCGGCAACGCCGCGCGCGAGGCCTGGGATGGCGTGCTGAGCGTCGGCCGCACCGCTTCGCTCAGCGAGCAGCTGGCCAAGGCGCAGGCCGAACTCGACAAGCTGCAGAACCGGAAGTCGGGCTGGGCCTTCGGCATGACCCAGAAGGACCGGGACCAGGCGATCGAGGACCAGCGCCAGATCGTCGCCGGCATCCAAGAGCAGATGCGCATGGCCGCTCGGTCCGCCACCCAGCAGGGTGAGCAGACCGACCGCTTGCGCGCGCTCGCGGCGTGGGATCAGGAGGGTCTGAAGTACCTCGACAAGAAGGCGAAGATGGAGCGGGAGATCGCCAAGGCCCGTCAGGAGGGCAAGGCGGCCGGCCTCGACGAAGAGGCCATTCAAACTCGCATCCTGGCCATCCAAGAGAAGTACGCCGAGAAGGTCAAGAAGCCGAAGAAGGAGAAAGAGCCGTTCGACGAGGCGGCCTATCTCGCGTCGCTGCGCAAGGCCCAGGAGAGCGAACTCCAGGTGGTCACCGCCACCGAAGACGAGCGCCTGCGCATCGCCAAGAAGAACCTCGACGCCAAGAAGATCAGCGAGGAGGCCTACAACGAGGCCGTGACCCTCATCGTGCTGGCCGCGGAGGAGGAGCGCCAGGGCCTGCTTGCCAAGGCGCAGGCGAAGGTAGACGCGGACCGCCTGAAGGCCGACGAAGTGGCCGCGCGTGACCGCGCTAAGATCACGAAGCAGCGCGACGCCGCGGGCGAGGCCGTGGCAGCCGTCGATCCTGTCGCCAAGATCCGCTTCGAGGAAGAGCAGAAGATCGCCCTGATGGAGCAGTACCGCCAGCAGGATCTGGCCTACGCTCAGGTCTACGAGGACGCGAAGGCGGCGATCCGCAAGAAGGCGAACGACGACGTCAGGGCGTACGAGAGTGCCCAGATGTCCGCCACCCTCCAGGGCTACGGGAGCCTGTTCGGGAACCTCGCCGACCTGACGAAGA